CTCATATCCGACATACCAATCTCCTGGTAACAAGAGACTGGTTGAAGACGGTAATAATGGTGTAGAGAAATTAATATTTCGAACTCGTCTATATGCTAATTGGACAATAAGGTGGTGAGTAACCGCCAACATTGCCCAACTAGACAGAGCTCCCATAGGTTGCCCTGTAGAATACCTCAGTACAATGTACGCGAGGCCTTTCTCAGTATAGATGATCGGAACGTCCATGCCAGGACCAATGTTAAAGGTCTGAGGCATGGGGCCCGATCCCTCACGAAGTTCAAGTTGAACATCGTCAGGAAGAACCAAATAGTAATCTCGTTGCGTTAAAAGCGCGCACCACAAGTCTCCCAAAGTGGGAATCATAGTGTTTAAGATCAGCTTCTGCAGCTCGATCGGTAAACGATCAGTTGCCGCAGTTAAATCATATCCAAATGATCTTCCAGCTTTTATAGCTTTAGATCTTGCTCTCATTTCAGAGGCATGTTGGTCAAAAGTACCATCATTGGGTAATGATTTAAGGAACTTGAAGAGCATATCATGCAAAGGTTTAAGTGTGGACTGAGTCCACACATCCACCAGCGCAAATACCCTTCCTTTCCCTGCTGCTTCCTCTTTAATCGAAAGTTTTCCTGCATAAAGCCCTTTCGGGTTTATTACGGAAGATCCACTAAATCGATCAACCCCATCAGTGGGCGTTCTCGATCTAGGTTCAGATAGATTTAACTCTATGAGAACTTCGAACAGATTTGCAAGCTTATCTTGACGCAGTAATTTTAATATACCTAAAATATAGGGTGATAACCCCAGCTCGGCTAGTAGACGAGGATCATCAGGAATTCCACGCCAACTCACTTTGTGAGAAGGAGAGGCTGTTTCCAGCCAAAGAATTCTTGCCTCACGGTACAGGAGACTAAGATCAAACATAGAAGACATAGAGCCTTGAGTTAATAACTCTTGGAACTGTGAAACTAGTTTATCAAAAGTTTCCTTTGCTACCGTAGAGGGTTGAGCAATGGTGTATAGTTTTAACACACCAGGGATCTCAATTACACGGTAAACACTGTAAAGCGTTAACCACCATCGAATAATCGATGTAGCTCCGGCCATTATCAGTTTTCTATCCCGTGAAGGGATATAAACCGGTAAACCAGACCTAGTAATTCGAGACTTCAATACGGAGTCGTCAAGACCCCGTAGTGACTCAATTTCATCCTTACC